CTTTTTAACGACTTGGTGCTGGACGTTGAACGCAACGTTCACTTCTCCACCAGAGAGAACGTCTCTACGTTCGAGGACGTGTACGGCATCGCCCGTCGCCTGCAGGCCAGCATTGATGCCTTCTTCCCGGGCAAGTGGCTGATTCAGGTTATGACGCTCGACCCTGTGGCCGATGCCGACCTGATTGCCAAGCTCTCCGAGCCGAAGGAGTTCAGCCTGTCCAATGGTACGGTCCTCGGTGCGTTGAACACGATATACAACGTATGGGAGGGCATTGGCTGGATCCATACCTACAACACGACTCTTGGGAAGGACGTAATCACCATCGGCCGTCCCAACAAACGGGATAGTAGCAACACCACGAATCCCTTTGTTTACGGCCTCGGCAACGGCCTTACTGCCATAAAAAAGTCCTACACCAACCTCGACGAATTTGCGACGAGGTTGTACGTTTATGGTAGCGACCGCAACCTGCCGAACCGCTACTACAATAGCCTTCGCATCTGTAATGCGGCCAGCGTTGACATTGCTCACCTGATGCTGCCGCTCGCCTGCTGGGGTACGGCAGTGGATCCCGTCAGCGGTGAAACAAGGCCCGATGCCAGCCTTTGCTACATCGAGGATGCGGCAACCGTGGCAAAATATGGCCTTGTGCCGAAGAAGGTGTACTTCGACGGCAACCAGAACGAGGCCGTGTACCCTTCCGTGAAGAATCTTACGGCGGGAAGGCTGCGCACGGCAAAGGCTGCAGCCCACGACGATACCTACATCCCCAGTTCGGTGATTTATCCCGATTCGGAACGTCTGGACAAGGTGAAGGACTGCACCAACCCGAGCGACCACGGCAGCGGCGACAGCGACGATGCCTACATCTTCTCGGAGACGGTCAATGTTCCCTTTGCCGATGGTGGTGGCGTGATGTTCAATGCCGGAACGCCTCCGACCACGGCCCCCATCGACGTTCGCTTCGTGAATTATACTCCGTCAAGTGGTAGCACCCGGGTCAAGATTGAGCCGCAGTACGGCGTTTACATCAATGTAGTCGCGGTGGATTCCTTCACCGTGACGCAGCGCGTCGTTCTGGACGTGCGCCTTGCCGATGGCAGCACCACGCAGCAGATTGAGGAAACCAGCCTGAACTACGAGCGTATCTCTGCCAATAGCAACACCTACATCGTAGCCCTTGCCGACGACTACTGCATCGCCGCCGGGACCATCGAGAAGATTCAAATCTACCTCCGCGTGGATCGTGCCCGGACCGTGGCCACCGATATGACGGTGACTCTGCGCTCAATCACAGAGAATACGCAGCCCGTATTCTTTGGCTTCAAGGAGAAGTACGCCGACACCTTCCAGCTTGTCCTGAAACAGATCGGCTTCAACCTCGAAGAACAGATGGCTCTGGCCAGTGGCGGGCTTTGTACCCTGTCGATGAAAGACGGTATGTGCGGTGGCCGGAACTTCACCGTCAAGCGTTGTACGTACAGGTCGGCTACCGACGACTGGCTGCTGACCGTGAAGCGGACGAAGGACAACTCAACGGAAATGCTGTACCCGAATGCAGACTTCCCGATAATGATGGGCGACACCTTCGTCATTCTTGACATCGTGATGCCGGAGTTGTATATCACCGTTGCGGAGCAAACCCTCCTCGAACTGGCCAACGACCTGTACAATGAGGTTAGCAAGGGCAAAGCCTACTACGAGCCGGAGATCAATGCCAAGAAGGTGGCCGAATCCGGCGTAGCGTTGAAAGAAGGTCTCTATATGGAGATTCAGGACGCTGACATCGTGGAGGGCACGACCGACTACATCCTGATCGACACGCTGCAGATAGCCGAGGACGAGAGCAACATCCCCACGTACAAGGTCACGCTTCGCGAGAAGAAGAAGGCCGCAGTCGCCAGCACCACTACTGCCGCGATGCAGCAGCTTGCGACGATGATTAACGCCGGAGGTGGCGGTGGCGGCGGCATTGCCAACATAATCCGCAGCAACGATACCACGCCGGAGGGCGACGACAACGTGTATTCTGCCCTCCGCAGTCAGATCGAGTACCTGTCGAAGCGGTACGACGATATGGCACAAGGTCTCATCACTTTCCTTCAAGGCGCACAATTCGGTGATTTCGCCGAGGGCATAACAGGCTTTGGAGGAAAGATTGATGGGGCCGGAAACGGCGAATTGAGCAGCTTGAAGCTCCGTCGCTGGCTGGAGGTCCCCGAACTCCGCTACAACAGGATTGACATCACCATCGGCAACCAGTGGCGTGCGCCGGGCGGCGGCATCATCGAGAAGGTGGAGCCGGACTATGACGCGCAAGGCAACCTTTTGAATACGGGCGTTATTACCCTGCATCTGGAGGACGGAGAGCCGGGCCTTATCGCGCTTGACGACATCTGTATGGGTATCTTCCACGACGAAATCAGTATGTCGAACAATGCCGTCCTCGACAGCGACGACAGCATCGGTAACTTCCACTTCAAAGGGTTCTATACCGCTTACTTCCGAGTTACTGAAATCCTGACACAGGACAACAGCAAGTTCCGTTACGCCATCCGCCCGGTTTCTACGAACTGGCCGGAAACGTTCCATCCCTGCGAGGCTATGCACTTCGTCGCCTACGGCAACTTCTCCGATACCAACAGGCAGACGGCCCGCTACAGCACCCGCACCTACGAGCGTTACCTGAAAGACGTGAATACGTGGGAGTTCACTGCCAACAACATTGGTGCGCAGTTCGGTGATTTGAGCAACCTCAACGTATTCGGGATGAATATGACGGGGTACTCTGCCTACCTCAACAACATCTATATGAGCGGCGTTATCGAGCAGTTCGAGAACCTGCCGCTTCGGATGGAGATAGACACGCAGGGCCAAGACACGTTGGCCTACGGCGAGAGTTTGGTGGTGACGTGCGCCGTTATGAAGGGCTGGGACGACCTCACCAGCCAAGTTGTGCGCTGGACCATAGAGCGTGACACTGGTGTGCCGTTGGAGGACGCGGCTTGGAACCTCTCCAGCAAGGCGACAAATTTCCGAGGCACTATCCTGATCGAGCATAACCAGAACTACTCCGACCTCGGCAGCATCGGTGTCAGCACCCTGTTCACTATCACTGCCTACCTCCCTGACGACAGTTCAACCAATTATACGCTACAATTATGAGAAGCAATAAAACACGAATAAGGGTTGATTACGCACCGCTGAACGTGGCGGTGTCGATGGAATGCCTTACGCCGCTGTCGCCTGCACTGCAGGTGTATAACTCGGCCATTGACGAATACGAGCCGGACCGCAGCCTCACGCCGTCGCAGTTCTGGCCGATGATTATGGCCAACGCCAACGACGGGTCGTGGCACAACCAGTATGCGAACTCCATCCTGACCCAGATGAAGTGGTACGTGGACGGTGTGGACATTACCACCTTGCAGGACTGGACCAACCTCTACGAGATTGACAACACGGCGGGCAACTACCGTGGCGCAATCACCATCAAGAGGAACGTGCTGCCGACGCAGACCTTCTCCCTGCATTTTGAAGGTGTGCTTACTGACCCCCGGCTCGGCACGCAGATCACGGTCAAGTCCGACGAAATCATCCTCTCCACCGAGGACAGCAGCGAGGATGCCTACAGCCTCTCCATCGGCGACGACCAGATCATCCAGTACAACCCGTTCAAGGACAAGCTGCACCTGTATAATTACAAGGTTGCTCACGGCCTGATTACGGCCACAAGTGCAGCGGAAGCCTCCGCCACGGACGAGAACGCCTACCTGCGTCAGATTCCTGTCACTCTGTTCAAGGCAGAGGTTGCGATGCAGTCTGGCTACACCATCAAGCTGTTCCGCGTCAATGGCCCGAACTCCTTCACCGAGTTGTCGGCTGGCAGCGACGAAGTGGTGTCCATCACGCCGACTGCCATCACGCTGGACCTCCGCCTCGTAACCAAGTCCGACTACCTGATCAAGGCTATCATCACCGACTCGGACCGTATCGCGCCGCAGCTCCAGTTCAGCGTCAATCGCGTGTATCAGGACTACAACTGCAGGCCCACCAACGGCACTGGCATCAACCCCGGCGACATCCAGCGTTTCGACACGGCGATGTGCGACAGCGACGGCAACGTCGTGGAGTGTCCGGCCAACATCATCAAGATTGTCTGGAAAACGGACAGTGCCACCATCACGGGTCAGGTCCACAACGAAGGACAGAGCACCCTGTTCACGATTGCCAAGACAGGCATCGGCAACCGCTATGACGACGACTGGCTCGACATCTACGTGGAGACCGAAATCAAGCCGATGCACAAGTACGCAGTGGACGAGAACGGCGACTTCTTCACGGACGAAAACGGAAACAAATTCATATTCAATTAGTTATGCAATACGTAATCGCGAACAGAGGCAAGGCCACTATGTACGGCATCAACGCCGCCGGGCATCGGACCAAAGACGCGCTCATCGTCCTTCACGAGAAGGAGTTGAACGTTGTCCCGGGGCCGACGCTCGCCGACAAGGTGCGTGCCGTGGATGGGGTCCTGTACTCGGCCTCTGAAATCAAACAAGCCCTGCAGGAGGGGGGTTGGCAATGAGTAATTTAAGCGCACAAGGCAGTATCACTGTCAAACGTCTCCGCAACGGGGACACTTTCTTCATCAGCTTCGGCAACAACGGCGTGCCTCTGTTTCAGGCCGTAGATCCGGCATCGGGTGTAGTCACCCCGGACTGGACCGTGGCCGCGAATCAGCCCGTCATTACGCCGCAGGTCACTTCGGCGAGAGGCAATGCTGTTACGCTGGGTAGCCATCAGTGGAGCTACAACGGCGTGGCTCTGAACTTCAACGGCGCGTCGAGCGGCGGCTGGACCACCGACTCCACGGGCAAGTTCCAGCTGCAGGCCAGCACTGGCGCACTGAAAATCATTGCGAACCTTGCCAGCACTACCAACATCGCCAGCGACAACCTGACGTATAGCTGCGTCGCTACGGTGGCAGGGGTGGAATACAACCTGACCAAGAGCATCGACATTCAGATCCAGAGCGTCGGTGCTTCCAGCTACTTCGGTACGGTCAACGCCACCACGGAGCAGCTGACTCCGACCGTGACCTCTACCACCATCGCCACGAAGCTGTATCTGGGCGCAACGGAGCAGCAGAACTACGTCGTGAAGTGGTATAAGGACGACACCCTCTGGACCGAAAAGACAGGCAACAGCATCACGGTGGGCGTTGGCGACGTTGACGGCACGCAGCTGATCATCGCCGAGTTCTACAAGGCCGCTGGTGACGTAACGCCTGTCTATCGCGCCGGAATCCGAATCATCGACACGAACGACGATTTTCAGGTTGAGCACCGCTATGTGAACAGCGGCGGCACGACCTCCAACGCCAATCGCGAGGTGTCTCCAAACAACCCGGTGTATGTGCAGGCATACGTCGTGAACGTCCGCACCAACACCGAAATCACCATTAGCGGTATGTGGAAGATGCTGGTGATGGACAAGGATTCGTGGACCATCCTCAAAACCGTGCAGCCCCAAGTTGCTGC